TTCAATCATAAGATCATCAGCATCTTCTGTTCCAAGAAGACCATCTACTAGTGGTGCAATACGACTCATTTGATTCCTAGTTCTTTTTCAGTCATTACTTTAAATTCCCACAAACGATCTTTACAGAAATCATCTGCTGCTTTCCATTTTGCTTGGTTCTTAGCGTATTCATAGACTTCTCTTAAATAATTCTTGGTCTGTCTTTTGGGTTTTTTTGGTCTTTGTGTTTGTTTGAGTGGTTTTACTTCTATCAGATATGTCTTTATACGACCAGTATTCTCTTGAACCTTGATATAAAAGTCAGGAAAGTATCTATGAACTCTATTGTCAACAGGAGAACGATAAGGTAGTGCAATTTCTTCACTTCCCCATTCAAGTATTTTATCATTCTTATCACAATACACCATGAATTTTCTCTCCCAAAGTGACCTGTATATGATGTTTGTGGGATCACCTTTATACTTTCTAGGATAAGAAGGATAATATTTTCCTTTATATGACATAAATAGAAATAACAATCATACTTATTTAGAGTGGCAGAGACATTAGTTAAACCGTATAATATGGCAATAGCCAATCGTCTGATGGGACCTTTGGCACAAACAAATCATTTTTTGGTTACAATATCATCATTGACACCCGAAGTTGAATCATATTTGCAATCATTTACAAATGCTTCAGATCTGAGGAGATTCTTGTCAGAAAGATCTGGTATTTTGTGTAGTGATGCATCATTACCTACTACTACATATGCAACAGCAGAAGTAAAGGATAATTTCATGGGTATTCCTCAACAATTTGCTCATACAAGAATATACACAGATATTGATTTTACTTTTTACGTTGATGAAGATTATACATTACTTAAAACGTTTGAGGGATGGATGGAGTACATTGCAAGTGGAGCAAATTCATTCATGCAACAACAAACAAAGTCATATTATCGTAGGATGAGATATCCTGATTCATATAAATGCAATACTTTGTACATAAACAAATTTGAAAAAGACTTTAAAAGAACGATGAGATATCAATTTATCAATGCTTTTCCAAAAAGCATGTCATCAGTTCCAGTCAGTTATGGAGCTGCTGATATATTAAAAGTCACTGTATCTTTCAATTATGACCGCTATATAGTAAGAGGTTAAATACCCATATAAATAATTTTAATGAATTGAAACATTATGCCATTACCTAAGATTAATACTCCGACGTATGAATTGACCTTACCATCGAACGGAAAGAAAATAAAATACAGACCATTTTTGGTGCGTGAGGAAAAAATTCTCATTATGGCACTAGAAACCGAAGATCAGAAACAGATTACTGATGCAGTAATTCAGATTCTATCATCATGTATAGTGACAAGAGGAATTAAAATTGAAAAACTTGCGACTTTTGATATTGAATATCTTTTCTTAAACGTTAGATCTAAGTCTGTTGGTGAAACAATTAAAGTAAATATAATATGCCCTGATGATGAAAAAACATCAGTTGAGATACCAATTGATTTAGATTCAATTAAAATTAAAAAGGATAAGTCTCATACAGACATTGTGAAACTTGATGATACTTTATCAATGAAATTAAAATACCCATCTATGAAACAGTTTATAGAGAGTAATTTTGAAGCTGGTAAAGAGACCATTTCTAATACTATGGAAGTGATTACATCATGTATTGACATAATTTATAATGATGAGGAAAGTTGGAGTGCATCTGAGTCAACTCAAAAAGAACTTGAGGAATTTATAGACCAATTAGATACAAAACAATTCCAAACAATTGAAAAGTTCTTTGATACAATGCCTAAATTATCTCATAGAGTTAAAGTAAAAAATCCTAAAACTGAGGTTGAATCAACTGTTATATTGGAGGGACTGGCTGCTTTTTTCAATTAGGTATGGCTCATACGAATCTAGAGTCATACTATAAGATAAATTTTGCCTTGATTCAGCATCATAAATATTCATTGACTGAGATTGAGAATATGATCCCTTGGGAAAGGGAAATATACATATCATTACTTCAACAGCATATTGAGGAAGAGAACTTAAAAGCACAACAAAGAAATGGATAGAACATCTCCCGTCTTTGAAAATTTTGAAAATAAAATGGCTGCCATGAGTGGTGGTCCTAAGATCAATAGGAGTACCTTCAAGATAGGTTCACCTACTCTAAC